GGTTCGATGATTATTAATAAATCATCTTCCAATTCTTATAGTGAAATTGGTCAATTTAAAACATCTTCTACTAATGCCATGGATTGTTATGGTACTCTATCTTCAGTAAGTGGAGTAGTAGACAGATTAAAAGTAAGTATTAGTAATGGTACTTTTGATAATAGTGGATTGATTGGTCTTTCATATAAGACTGCAGGTTCTGGTGGTTCTGGTGGTTCTGGTGATGGTTTTGTTACTGGCATGATTATGATGTTCTCTGGAACCACAGCTCCTAGTGGTTGGGTTTTATGTGATAATTCTACAGAAGCACAAGCAGCTAATGCACCAGATTTAAGAGATAAATTTATTGTTGGTGCGTCTATTGGTGGTAATACTACATATCCTGGTGTTGGTATTGGTTCCACTGGTGGTAGTGCTGATGCAACACTTGTATCTCACTCTCACACTATAGATCATTATGGTGATGACGATGAGAGTGGTGGACCTATAAGGTTTGCACCAAGATTTGGTCGAGATGAAGCAGATGCTACACCTAGTACACTAACGACTAATAGTCAAGGTTCATCTGCAACTAATGCTAACCTCCCACCATATTATGCTCTTGCCTTCATTATGAAGACTTGACACCCCCACCCGGATGCCCTATAATATATGGGTAATCAAGGGAAGCACCCCATGCAACGCACCGAAGAGTTTGTCGAAGGTATCGTGATCGACATCTGCTCTCGTTCTTTTCTCCTCCTGAGCGATCAGGGTGATGAAAAGTTTGTGGAATGTGATACTGTTGATCAGTTCATGTCTGTACTGGATGTCGTTACTTCTAATCTAAATGATGATCAGATTGAGTATGCGGATCTTGCTGTTGCATGATAAATAAATCAACTGTGGAACATTGATGGAAGTTTTTACTTTACAGGAATGGGAAGAAAATTTTGATGC